ATGCTGTACTTTATCAGCTTCATGCGCGGCAAGCTGGTCGGCGCTGGCATAATACTCCGGCTCCTGTCCGCCCAGCTTGTTAGCGTCCGCCGCTGGGGTCGCGCCGGTTTGCAGGGCTAATACTTCCGAATTCATTTCATTTACTGCACCGGCCATTTCATTTACCGCACCTACTAGGTCGCCCTTTTCAGCGGTGGTCAGAGTGCTAAGATCTCCCACCTTTGTATCTGCGTAGGCCTTTGCCGCCGCTTCTGATTCGTCTACCTGCTTTTGGGTGGCTATAATAATGGACGGATCAACTCGCAGGGTAATAGCTGATGTGTTGGAAACCATCAGGATCATCCGGATCAAAAGGTCTTTAATAGATCCTTCTTCTGCCGTTGGCTTATATGTTTCCGGGTACTTGCCGATGGCGAGTAAGTCTCCGTCCTCGTCAAAAAGTCCTGCCTCACGAATGGTGAAGTTTCCGACAGTGCTGGGAATCACAGTCTCCAGCATAATCCAGTTGGAGTTATTCTCATCAATTTTTACGCTGCTGATAGCTCCCCGCCAGACCTCGTGAACGAGAGCGGTCTGCGTTTCGGTGGGATCGTACTGAACCCCGTTACCGTCTCCCAGCGCCAACTGCGTGAAAGATACTTTAGTACCCAGTACTCCGGCGTTGGCGATTTTTCCTTTGCCGATTTGCGTCAGAATGGTATAAAAATTCTCAGCCATTTATCATCACGCTCCTTTCGGATAGACTGTAGTTCTTTCCGAACCGCCGCCCAGCGCAGTGCCAATGACGACTGCGGCGCTGGTGGTCAAATCCGGCGGCATCCACGGATACACCGTAATTATTTCGCCACATGCCAGGATACTGCCGATATACATTTTGCTGTGATTCGGATCAAAATTCATAACAATTCCATACCCAAGATGCTTGGGTTTCATTTCTTCGACGGCAGCGAGCATCAGTTGGAAATCTATCTGCTCGAACGGCAGGATTATTCTGAACCCATAGAGCTCCGGCGCTTCCTCGACCCGGGCAGTTTTCGATGCGGTAAACTGGTTTATGATTTCCGTCATCCTGGCATCCGTGATCGTGGCGCAGCCCATCAGCAGGGCCTTAATCTTGGCGCGCCGCAAGTCAAGGCTCAGGTTCTCGTTAGCCGACAGCCCTAAATCATTTTCCCAGAGCTCCAGCCCCCAGGTCGCGCTGTACAAAAAAATCTGGTTCAGCACATCGTCCAAAACCTCAGAGAAGGTGCCGATCTCTTTAGCGACCGTCTCCATAATCGCTGGCATCAACGGTTCGCCGCGATAATATTCCGGCAGGTATTGCATCAGATCAAGGTTTATCATGCGCTCACCCCCAGGTCTACCGTGCCCAGAACTGGCACTTCTGCATCCGCCAGCACAATGTTTTCCTCAGCGTCATTCAGGGTCAAGGCGGAATAGTCCCCTATGCCGGACACGGCCAGTAAAATAGCTCCGATCTTGGCGTAACTGATATACGCAGCAGAGAAACTCGTCTCCTTCAGGTATTTCTGTATTTCGGAGGAGACGAAACTGGTTACCTGCTGCAGCGTATAGCCGGACTCCAGCACCACGGTGGCAGCCACATTCACCGGTTTGGCCACGGCCGACACCACGGTAACGGTCGCGCCGATCGGGCGGACCGTCTCAATATGCTGGGCCACTTCTGAAATCAGAGCGGCGCTGGCAGGCTGATGGCTAGAATCCGCGATGACGACCTTCACGGTTAAGGGACCATTCCACTCGGAAAATACCTTCACATCTCCCACCCCGGAGACTTCCAAAGCCCACTGCCGGTAATGATATCCATTTCCAGACGTGGCCGGTGAACGAACCACATCCAGATAATTGCTGCGCAATGTATCATCCGTCTCTATATCCGTTCCGCCGGTCAGGCCAGAGCCGGATACCTCCGCCATCTCAATCAGTCCCACGGCAATTCCGGTCTGTTGCAAGACAGTCCCGGCCTGCAGGTTCCCGCTGGAACCGATGTCTGTTGCCTTTACAGGGACGGTCACGCTCGTACTCCCCTGCGCCAGCGTCGCCGAATATGTAGTTTTCACCTGCACCGCATGATCTTCTGTCTCGAAGGTGGTTCCTTTGGGAATCAGCTGGCCGAACGGCGCTGGCGTACTCCGGGATAGGGTTATCGCCCCGCTGGCCCGGGAGCCTTCATAGCGGGACAGCCCCCTTTCTTTCACTCGAAGGTCCAGGTATTCGCCGACCGTGGTGGCCGCGAAGAAGAGCTTCAGAATCTGCTCCGCCATATAGTACCCTGCATCCAGCTGGGCCGCCACCACTTCCAAAATACACCGTATCCTGGAACCCGGGTTCATGTCCGTTATGCCGGTTCCTTGGGAATGCAAATTCATCATCATATCTTCTACCAGCTGGTCGAAGTCTTTAAAAACAGGTGTCGTCATGACAGCTCCACTTCCCACACCAGATTATTTTCCCCGGGCACATCCAGCACCCGGTAGGAGATGCTAAATAAAACCTTCCTGGCTTCCGGGTCAAACTCTACCCCTATATTTTCCGCCGTGATTCGCGGCTCCTGATCCAGGCATTGCTGGATAGCAGAAATCGCCTGTCCTTTCCAGGTATCATCCATCGGCTCCGAAAGGATATCATGCATCGGATTCCCGTAGTCAGGATGCGCAAATAAGCTGCCCAGCGGTGTGCAGAGCCTGCAAAAAAGAGCCGACCGCACATTTCCCAGATCTGCTATGAGTCCGATATCTCCCTGCGGCGTGGCACCCGTTCCCAGATCCACTCCCAGCTTCGGATTCGTCATGCCTGCACCTTCCTTTCTTAAAACTTCTTTCAAGACTAATTCCTAAAACCGGGCGATAACCCGGCCATCGTTGATATCGCCGTTGAGGAATATTACTGCTACTTCATCGCCAACTTTTAAAGTTCCATAGTCCATACGGCCAACTGACCCGCTTGGTGCAGTCGCCTGGACCGCGCTCAGGGTAGCTGCTCCCCAGCTGGTAAAAGTACCGGGACAGGAAGCGGGAGCGTCCACAGTGCCGCCGGTTGCCTCTATACCTGTAGCAGCAGGGGAATTGACTTGTATCTGCTGCATGTTTACCTGCGTATCGTAGAGCAGATTGCTGGCCACCGGGATCCAGGATGTTTCTATCTTGTATAGCGGGATCATCACCTTGGCTTTCCCGGCAGCTGCATCCAGTGATGTAAGTATTCCAGCCTGGGGGAATGCTAGATTGCTCATATCTTCTTCTCCTTATAATCGTATAGGTCTTGCCGGTACTGTTCGGCAGAATCGGGCCGGACGCTGGTTATATCAAATGTGCATTTATAACCGGCTGATTTGTTCAGCTCATGCGTGATCTTCTCCAGATAGTAGGTTTCATTGAAGCGGCCGCAGCCGGTGACCTTTACCTTCTTCTCCGCCAGCATTTTGGGATTCCCGGCGCAGATCCCCGAAGCCGTGACCACCATCCTGGATTCTTCCTTCAGGCGCTTTTCAGCGTACATTTGGGCCAGGGCAGGGGTCTTGGCTTTGCTCTCGTATACAATTTTTTCTTTGACCTGGCCGCCCATGGCCGTTAGCACCTGCTGATTGACCGCCGACGCCTCAATGAGCTGCTTGTCTTTTCCCAGCCAATGCCTTACCGTTACCTTATTTACCACGCCCACTGTGGAATCGTCGAAGTCTATCTGGCAGTTAGCGCCGGATACCAAGTAATATAATTCAGCTACCACGGTTTCATCCGCTTCCTGGCGCGGTCCGAAATATAGCTCTTTGTCCTTGGTAACATAGCAGACGAAGCCTTCCAGATCAGCCAGAGCCTGCAGGACTTCCCATTCTTTTTTGTCCGCCAGCAGTTCTTTGTCCGCTATCACCGTGGTGGCTGTGACCTTCGGTGTCAGGCCGTATTTTCCGGCCAATATGGCGGCAATCTGGCTGGATGTCTGTGCCGCATAGGCCACGGAATATTCGGTATCAATCAGGGGAGCGGAGTAATCCCGCCCCAGCAGCTGCACGGTCATGGAACTGCCAAAACTGGGTTTAACTCCGTCGACCCGCCCGGTAAAAACGTGGTCCAGTTCAGCCTTGGACCAATATGCCGGGTTCTTTACATATCCCAGATATATCTTCACTTCCTGCTGCTTCCGGAACCAGTCGCTGAGATATTGGTCGTTCCGGAATGTAGCCTCGAAGCTGTCCGCTGCCAAATATAAGGAGTTTTCAAATCTCATTTCGCTGAGATCGTTCCAGCGCACGTCTACGCCGGCGACCTCTATAATAGCTCTCGGAGCGTCCATAATATCACCTATCCCGGAATGTTGATCGTCTGCCCGATTTGCAGCTTTCTTGGATTGGTGACGCCGTTGGCCTGGGCAATCTCCCGCCACCTGACTCCATTGCCGTAATACTTCTGTGCCAAGGCCCACAGGGTGTCACCTTGCTTAATAATTACCGATTGTCCAGCCGCTGCCGGAACTGCTGTACCAGGCTGGGGTGCCGGAGTCGGCAGCTGAGTTATCACTGCCGGGGGAGGAATCTCAGCCACCAGCTCTATGGAATATTCCACCCGGTCACTCCGGATCACATCCCAGGGGAAGCTGCGGATTCGGACTTGCTTGGACAGCTCCGGGAAGTCCGGT